GTCGGAAACTCTTTTCGCTCGAAAAAAGAAGATTGACGCTGATATTGTCAGCACGAAAGAACTAATAGAGAACGAGAAAACCTTTGCAACCGACAATGAATCATTCGCACCAAAAGTTGAGCAGCTTTTTGATATGTACGATGATATAGACACTGTCGGTCGCAATCTATTGTTTAAGGAGATCCTTGAAAAAGTTGAGTTTTGGAAGAATGAAGATGGTATGCACAATTTCACAATTAAGATTTATCCAAAAATGCCGAGAAAATAAGGCATTTTAAAATATTTCATTTTGAGGTACCGTGGAGTGTCTTATTCATAGGGCATTCCACGGTACTGCAACCTTCGAACTTTCTTCTATCTCATTATACACTATTTTATTTTTGTGTCAAATGATTACACATTCAGTAATGCAGTCCATGTAGCTGCGCCAACCTTACCGTCAACCGATAATCCATTCACTTTTTGGAATAACTTAACTGCATTTTCTGTTTTTGTGCCAAAATCATTATCAATGTTTCCACAATCAAATCCTTTGGCTTTCAAGATTGCCTGTAATGTTCCTACAGTTTCACTGTTACTTCCTTTTTTAAGGGCCGGAACTTTGACAGTCACAATGACTTCTTTGGCATTTGCTCCGTTTTCAAGTACCATAACAGTATGCCCGGACTTTACCAGAATATCTCCACGCTTCAAATACTTATCAGAAGTAAGGTATTTTGATTCTGTCAACACATCGAACTCACCCGTGGACTTAAATGCAGAAACCATTGAACTTGTTGTAGGTGCATTTTCATACACATAAGGAATATCAATTTCTGCACATTCAGCACATACAGAAACTAAGGAAGAACAATCGCACTCGCATTTTCCTACCTTTGACAAATCCCAATTAACTACCTTTGCAGCTTTTCTAAGGGTGTTTCTCTGATACTGGTCGTAACCGATATTCGCATTCGCACACGCTTTTTCACACGCTTGCGCCATTAACTCGGCTTTCTTTTCGTCTTTACAACGAAGAACAGTGTGCCAACTTCCATTATACCAACCACGGGTACACACTTCCTTGCCCGTCTGATCGCCATAAACGTTGTTTTTTGCGCCAAGTTCCCCCGTGCTTGCATGACCTATCTTAACCATAGTTACTCACCCTCTTCATCTAAAATGTCTACTACTTCCTCAATACCGATAATGCTGTTCTTTACGCTCTCTGCGTCTACTTTGCCCTCAACGATGATGTAAGCTAACGCACTGATTAAGGTTGTAATTGCTCCGGCAATGGTTTCAACCTCTGTTGCATCTGCACCCAGGGCAATAGAAACACCCGTTGCAATGCCCGCAATAGCCATCCATAATTTTCTTGATGTTAATTTCTGCAAAAATCTACTCATTCTCAATTCCTCCTTTTTCTCCGGCAACAACTTTTGAAACCTTAATTGCTGCCATAACTAAGACTTCAAGGCCGCCCGCCCCTAGTGTGTACTGAATCAAAGTGTCCGGCACGCTACCAGTAACGCAAAAAATGACCTCCATCGAAATGATGAACGCCATAACGAAAATACCGAGTATCAACAACACTATATTGGAAGTTTTTCTTTTCTTGCGTTTCTTCGCCATGTATACGCCCCCTATCTGTCGATGATAAAGTGTACAAATTCATCTTCGTACATCTTTTTAAATGCCCCGTTCCCATGCTTCGCAAAGTATTCTTGAAATAATGCGTTCATGTTCTCCCAGTCGCTTTGGCTAATGTGTACTTTTCCATCTTCCTTTATATTTTTGCTAAAGTATCTCATACCGCTACCGATACGGTCACGGAGCATTGCACAATCGGTTTTGTTGTTTGCCTTGTTGGTCTTATTCATTTCCTCTTTTTGCTCGTCCAACTTTTCATGGAGTTTGTTTAACTCTGTGACAATCTCATTCCGAATACCGATAAATTGCTCTACAACATTTTTTTCGTGTTCCAAAAACATTTCTACATTTTTCTTTGAAGTGTCCTTGATTTCTTCAATAGCAGCTTCTGCCTTCTTCAAGCGTTCTTGCCACTCTCTTTCTTTCCGCATACGCTTAGTTTCTATACCAAAGGTCTTACACAACCATTCGACACCACCGTATGCCCACCGAAAAAATTCAAATAGAGCAAACAATCCGGCTACCCAAAATGCCCAATTATACTCCGTAAGTTTTATCCACTCATCCATCTTTTGTACCCCCTGTTGTCCTTTTATATAACTTTCAAACCGTTAAGTTCGAACCTATCAATCCATAATCTCGCATACTCGGATTCACTGCCATTAAAACCAACCTCCGCAAGAAACATTAAGTAACTATCTTCCATAACTGTAAAAGTTTCATTAGTTACATTTACATTTCTGTAAGGAAAGGTTACGTTACCACTCATATCCGCAAGACGTAAACCCGTTAGATTGTAAGAGGCCAGTTTTTCATATCGCATAGTAAATGTAATTGTGGTGCCAGCCGGGATTTTATACAGTGATCCGTTAGCATCTGTTAAGTTATACCCCGCATCGATTGCACTAGGTCCCGTTCCACTTGCACTTAAATACAGGCTATTTCCGTCTTTTGAGACTACTGTTGTTCCATAACCTTTAGTATCGCTAAAGCCAACAAATTGCAGATTGCTACTGGAAAAGAATAACCTGGCTACGCCATTTACCCCGATGTATGCCTTTTCCCCTTTTCGTGCAATTTTGTTTACTCCTACATATAGTTTCTTAGTGTTTCGTGCAATGCCATCCACACCGATATATTGTTTCTTTGCCATAGAGTACCACCACCTTACTCATAGACAATATAAATATGCCCTGTCTCAAGTGGACTTGTACCAGCAGTAAGGTCTGTGGTTCCGGCGGTAATAGTAGAGGCATTGTGTACCAATTTCCACTCCGTCCACCCGGCAATATCATTCATGTATCGCTCACGAATCCACATTTGTACTGACCTGTTAGCCGTTGCAGATGCTAGACAAGTAAAGGCTATCTGTGTAACGAAATGCATCGACCAAAGGTTTACTACATTCAGCCAATTATTTATAGGTACAGTGCCGTGCCCACTCTCGGATATAGCTGTTATGTAGTTGTAACCTGTAACCTCATCAATATTAACTGTATTCAAACTCTTATTTGTAAAATTAAAAGAACTTGTTTCACTTGCCGGAACTGCACCAATCTGTGCCGCAGTAACCTTATGAGGATTGCTAACATTACCCGTATGTGAAGTAACCGTTGTCTTTGTTGCGTAAGTGTTTGCAATGTTGTTTCCACTTGCATCTGCCGTTGCCTTAGATGCCGTGCTTGAACTATCCAGTTTCGCATTCCACGTTGCACGTTCTGTACTTGTAATATGGCCTACGGTGTCTGCCAAATGGGATATTAAACTGTTAGTAGCTTTGGCTATCTTGCCAAAAGCAACACTTAGTTTTTCTCCACTTGCCAATGCAGCATTTGCACTAGCCGGGGTATAAGTAGGTGTCTGATCGTTGGTCGTTACGTTTGGAACATTACCTAAACCAACTTGTGCTGCCGTGGTCTTATGTGGGTTGTTCGTATCTGATAAATGTTCGGCTGCTGTGTTGGCTTTATCCGATACAGTTTTCAGTTCGGTGTCGATACTATCGAATGCCTCGTTGAAATCATCAATATTGTAATGGTCGTTTGTTTCTGGCTTCTTCAAGCCGTAATTAGTCGTAGTTTTCACAGAAGATAACCTCCTTTTATTTAATATTTTGATTATCTTCTGTGCGTTCTACGTTCTTAGGTAATAAAAAAGGAGCTATCTAAGCTCTACTCTTCGATTGCTTCAATTTCTGCAACCAGTTCGGTGTACTCTTCATCGGTCAATCTGCCAGCCGCATAGTACACATCGCAATAGTTGAGTAATTCAACCTTGCTCTTTCTGCCTAACTTGATTAACTGCTTAACTAACTTGTACGCCATGCTAACGCACCTCCTTTGTTATTTATATCAATCCTAACTGTATAAGTGATAACTCATACATTGTGTCGGCTTGACATTCTGTTAAATCTGCAACTTCGGTTTCTAAGGTTTCAATCCGTTCTTCCTGTGTCGGTTCGTGTGGTGGTTCTGGAATCACTGGAATCTCCCTTGCGGTAAACATTGCGACTTCCGTTCCGTCCTCGTTTAAGATAATGTCCACAAAACCTCTAGTCTCTAAAATAGCTGGTACTAACTCGTCAGGTACTACTGCATAATCTTCTCCGTATGGATTAGAACCCCATGAAGAGTTAGTTTGAATATCCCTTACTGCGTATTCTCCAAAGGTATTTTTTGAGATAACACAAAAAGGATTTACTCTTTCATTTAAGATTTCATTTTCTATTTCAGTTTCTTCCACTGGAATTTCACTTTCTAAATATTCGTCCATGTTATCCCTCCTTTATAAGACTTGCCAAATGAAAGTAGTACCGCTGTGGTTGAAGTAAGAAGTATTGCTATTCATTGTTATTACACCGTCTTTAAATTTAAGCTCACTGGTACTCCAAGAAGTTATAATACGGCTATCGTCACTACCCACGTGAAACGATATAGAACAATATGGTGTTGCTATTGTTCCAACTCCACCACCACCAATATAACAAACATTACCGATACCACCAGTGTTGATAGTTCTTGTTGTAGCACTACCATTACCAGTATAAGTACCAGTTGGCTTGTTGCCTGTGTGGAGAAGTGTATAGTAAGTAGGTTTACCGCTAATAACGTCACATAATTGAACCGCTTCGCCAAGAGTTTTAGTACCACTGTTGTATACTCCCATATAGCGTCTTGTTGCGACATCTGTGGCATCTTGTATTGTTGTCAATCTGATATGAGTGTCATCTGCACCAACTACACCGCTACCACCATTATGCGTTATGTGCATCTCTTGAAGTAAAGTTGTCTTACCAGTTATTGTCGTTGCACCGTCTATAGTACCTCCTGTTCTAGGCAGATAGTTTGCAAGGTCTGCGGTGGTGGCATTTGTTACGTTTGTAGGAATATCATACGTTGCTTTTACTGTAATACCGTCTGCGGTTTCTGATGTCAAGGTTGTTTTAATTGCACTCCAATAGTGAATATTATCCGTATCGGCAAGATTATTTACAGTAACTCTAACAGGATTTGCACTTGAACTATTATAATACACTTCAAAATAAACAATTTTATTGTTTGTATCCTGTGTAAGTCTAGCTTTGGAAAATAGTTTCATGTCGGTTCTGTTAGCACTACATACTATATTATATCCCCTAGAACTACCAATAAGATTTAATTTATAATATTCATTTTGTGTGGCGTTCCAACGAGTCGCAATAATTAAATCCATTGATAGATTCATAAACGCATAATCATAAGTTTGTAAATTATATTGCGCCACCCTGTACCACCCCGAAGTAGTCAATGTTGACGTAACTGCACTCTGAATCTTATCAACTGCGGTCTGTAACGCGAACTCACTCGCACCATCTGCAATCTCTTTAAGTTTTTCGTCAATAATTTGTGTGTTTTCATTTACCTTTTCTACATCGTAGAACTCATTGACTTCGGGTAAATTCAAACCGTAATTTGTTGTTTTATTCATCTGTATATTCCTCCTGTTAGCTGCCGATGTTTGCCCTTTCTCGAATCTCACTATGGGTATACGCCGCAAGCTGTTCGTGTGTATAGTTAGCAAGTTCCTCATGTGTTCTATATCTAAGGCTTACATCTAATATCATGTTGGCGGGAATAATTTTTTCCAACGTGCTTTCAACAATGTTTCGCTGTTCCTTAACTGTTAATTCCAATTTCACGATGATACTAAGGTTCGCATGGTCGATTTCCAAAAAATACCCTGTATCTCCACATATATTCGTCAAAATTGACTTTAAGGTTTCTTTCGTGTATGGAATTTCTGATACGATCTGACTGGCAATTCTCATTCTTCGTGTTTCGAGACTGTCAGTCTGTTTGGAAGGAATTTTAAGCATTGTCTCCCAACGCTTACACCCGGACGGTTCAAGAGTTGAAACATACTGATTTTTGTAAGTTTCGTCTCTTGCTCTCTGCAACCTCTTGAACTCGTTGGTAAGTGCATTAGATATATGCTTTATTTCTTTCGTTTCCGCAACGACTGGTGGAAAATAAGAATAAATATCAATAGGTCTAGTTAGCACTTATATTCCCC